CGGGCCATTGGCGGGGACTTCGCTCATGTCCGGCCCCCGACATCGCCGCGATGGCGGGTTTCGTAATGAAGGATGTCCTCAACCCGGTATCGCACCGAGCCGCCGATGATGCTGAAGGCAGGCCCCTCGCGCTGGCTGCGCCACCTCTGCAGCGTGCGGCAGGAGATGTCCCAGCGGACCGCGAGAGCCGCTTCGCTGACAAAGCTGGACGGCGCTCTTTCGCTGATCGGCGTGTTGGTTTGCTTGCGCATCGGGCTGCCCTGACAATTTGCGGGTATGCCCAAAGTACTTTGTTAGATAACCGAATACGCCGCTGACGGCGTGACAAGATCCACTGTCGGCGTGACAAGAAACAGTCCGGCCGATGCTAAATCAGACGTGTCAAGCCCCTACGTCGTGACAAAGCCAGCTGTGACGTGACAAGACCTTGCTGCGAGTTCCTTGCCGCCATTCCAGCCATGTTACGATTCGCACTCATCGAACGGCTTGATCGACGGCGCAAGACGGTAGCCTTTGGGCGACTTGGTTTGAATGAACCGGTCCGCGGCCAGAGGCTCGCCATGCACCATCTCATAATTCTCACTGAGCGTTTTCCGGCAGCGCTTCACCTGTTGCCGCACCACGTTCTTGTCCGTTTGAAGCATCGTGGCCAGCGTGCCGGTGGCGACATAGCGGTGATCGTCCGGCCGCAGGCGATTTTGCAGATCTTCAAGAAAGGTCGGCTTGAGAGCGGTCGGCGCCCTTGCGAGATGCCCGCTCAGGACGCAGAGCCCACGAATTTTCACCACCGGATGGCCATCCTCCCGGGCGAAAGTCACATGGAGAGGATCGTCGCCATTCATGACCAAATCAGTCTCATCTTCGGGCGCCGTGTCTGGAATGCGCGATGCCGCCGCCGGAGCGGGTGCGAGCAGCGCGCCGACGCCAGCCCCTTGTCGGCCGACGACAAGCGCCACAAGCGACGTGGCGCAAAGCTCGCCGCGCAGGATTTTGGGGAGGTGTTCGATATTGGCTTCGTTCAGCACCTGCTCGACGCTCTTGCCATGCCGCACATGCATCGCCACGCATTGCTCCAGCACGGCCTGTTGCGATTGCTCGGGATGTCCTTCGGCGATCCGGGCGAACTCGGCGCCAAATTTCACCATGAAGGAGCACAGCTCCACCGTCGCCATGCTCAAGGCATGGCGGGTCCATTCGACGGCCATGGTCTGGGATCCCGCGGTCTCGCGGGGGCCATAAAGGATGTCGGTGGCGTAATCGGTGTCGAAGTCATGTTTCTTCAAACCCGCCGCCAGAAGTGCGAACCGCCGGTCGAGGCATTGAGAGCAGGCGCCGCAATGGGTGTGCAGCGTGGTCTGCTCGCGGATGCTGGTGCAGCTGACGCTGCGCGGGATCTGATCATTGCCGCCGTTTTGCGCGATGCGCTCGACCACGCCCGGTTGGTCAGCCACAGGTACCGGTTCTCGATCGGGACATGGCGCGGCCCAAGAAGCTGCATGAGCGTGTTCAGCTTCAGCAGAGACAGGGGATGGGTCGTGCGCGTCGCCATCGTGCCCACGACCTGTGAGCTGATCGGCAGATTGTGACTGATCACCCCATTCTCATAAAAGCCAAGCCGCTCGGCGCCGAACGATTGGGTCACCAGCTGTCCCAACGCCGCGAACAGAAAGGATCGCGAGCGCTGTGAGAGGGCGCTTGCCTTCTGTCCCACCCGACGCGCCTTGACGTGAATGTGCAAGACGCGGCCGGGGAACCTCTGTGCGAGATATTTCCCAAGCTCGACCTGACGAGGGATGGCCTTTTGCGCCGAGCGATGGGTGAGAAGGATGACCTTGTTCGTGGACGTGCACAGCGCTTCCAGCGCCCCGGCGAAGGAATCCAGACCTCCGGAGAACAGGATCACCTCCTTTGCATCGAACGCCGCGCCATTCGGGTCCAGATCGAGGAACGGCTGCGCGGCAGGGGCCATCGTTTTGTGACTGAATGCGAAGGTCACCTCGTCTTCCGACAGGAAGCCGACGGCATCGACCAGAGCATCGCGCACCTCCGCGCGGTTCCAAAATTCCAGATTGCGGACCGGGATGCGGAAATCAAAGGAACGCCGCCAGCCCTCGCCCATTCCAGCACGGATCGCACCGCCCCGCGTCACGGCGCAGTCTGCGGCGAAGACGGTCGCGGCGATCTCGAGCAAATCGATGTTCAGGGGGTCCATCTCCGTGCGGCACGTCGCGCGGATGCGTTCGGTTTCCAGCATGAAGTTCTGCTGCGGGCCATCAAATCTCACGCGGATCGGGTCTCGCGCGCCGTTGACGTGGATCACGGCCTCAGCCACGGCGCACCTGCCGCGTTCTCAAGTCATCGACGATCTTTTTCAGTGCGACATGGCCGAAGCGCGCCGCCTCAGGGGTGCTGAACCCGCCATCCCGATGCAGGGTCTTGCCATACCATCCACCGGCGAATTCGCGGATGATCCGTGACGATTCCCAGGAAAACTGCTCGAGCTCGGATTGGAATGCATGTCTTGCGGCGACATTGGCAAAACGATGGCCATCGCCGATCTCCCGATCCAAGGTGCGATCCAGCCAATAAGACAGCGCCCCGGTGACGAGGCTGCTGAAGAAGCTGCGGGTGTATTCGGCAACGCTCTTGTTCCATGACAATTTGCGGACCGCGTCGCGTACGTCGTCAGGCGTCGCATCGAACAATCCGGGCAGCGCATCCCCGATCGACGCGGTCAACGTGGCCGAAAGGGCTCTTGCGGCAAGCTCGCCGAGATCGCTGCGCCCGCCTGGTGCGCCCCGTACCTGATCCAGCCGTCGTGTGGCGGCCGCCCGCGATATCCAGCACGTCGGGCCGATCAGCGACACTCATGCCCTGCGCTCTCAGGGCATCGCCAAAATCCTGCGCGCGCGCGGCTGCCGGGATGGCCAGTAGCAAGCGCACGGCTTCGATGAACACCGGATCGTCGGTGGCGCGAAGCAAGTCCTTCTCTGCCGCCTGCGCGCTGGCTGCAAAGATTGCATGGCTCGGGCCCGGGCCTGCAAGAAGCGCCGCAACATCTTTCCAATATCGTGTCTTTGGCAGAACGCCGAGCGTCGTATGCCCCATCGCTCAACGCCTCCCTCGCTGCCGCCGCCCAGGGAGCGCCCGCTGCAAAGCCCGCGACAAACACCCCCGTGAGCCGCCACCCTCACCCATCCACCCCCGCGGGTGCAACAGATGCAACAGATGAGACAGAAGAAAACCATAGTCTCTTCACGGGCGCGCGTGAGAGAACTAACGATATGACGTGTTGCATCTGTTGCATCTGTAGCAGGCGGGGCGGATCGACCGGGACGACATCACCCCCGCTGGGGCATGCACAGGCCGCCAGCCCAACATCTCAACCCTGAATGACCGGGGGCGGGGCATTCACCTTGCGGCAGGCGGCGCTGCGTCGACCCTGGCTGTGCGACCGCGGGCCACCGGAAGTGTCGGCACATGTCGCCAAATGTCGTTTATTGTCGATATTACAATGCGTTGTCCCTGCTGATAGACTAGGCCCACGACGACATTCAAATCGGAGCGGGGGTCATGGCGCCAAGATCGACAGCAGAACCGACGCGCGGGGCCGCGCCTGTGGGCGCCGCGGCGATCCGGCAGATGCCGGTGGCGGACCTCATCCCCTATGCCCGCAACGCCCGAACCCACAGCGACGCGCAGGTCGCGCTGATCGCCAGCTCGATCCGGGAGTTCGGGTTCAACAATCCGGTGCTGGTGGATGGCGCGCGCGGCATCATCGCAGGGCACGGCCGGGTTCTTGCGGCCCGCAAGCTGGGGCTGGCGGTCGTGCCTGCGATCGAGCTCACCCATCTGACCGAGGCGCGCAAGCGGGCTTACATTCTGGCCGACAACCGGCTGGCCGAACAGGCGGGATGGGACCGCGATCTGCTATCGATGGAATTGGCCGATCTGTCTGAATTGGGGATCGAGCTGGCCGGCATCGGCTTCGAGGGCGCGGAGCTCGATGCGCTGTTGGATCATCGTTCTGCGGACCCGAAGGAAGAGCAGACGCCCGCGCCGCCCGCCAATCCCGTCTCGCGTCTCGGTGACGTCTGGCATCTGGGGGCGCACCGGCTGATGTGCGGCGATGCGACCGACAAAGCGGCGGTGGCCCGATTGCTGGACGGCGTGCATCCCCATCTGATGGTCACCGATCCGCCCTATGGCGTGATGTACGATCCCGACTGGCGCAATCGGACGGGAACCTCGCAGACCAAGCGCACCGGCAAGGTGTTGAATGATGACCGGGCTGATTGGCGCGACGCCTGGGCGCTGTTTCCTGGCGATGTCGCCTATGTCTGGCACGGCGCGCTGCACGCGGGGACGGTTGCGCAAAGCCTGATCGCCAGCGGCTTTGACATCCGCAGCCAGATCATCTGGGCCAAGGACCGCCTCGTGCTGAGCCGCGGCCATTACCACTGGCAGCATGAGCCTTGCTGGTACGCCGTGCGCGGCAAAGGGCATTGGTCGGGGGATCGCACGCAGACGACGCTATGGACCATTGCAAACCGCGATCAGGACGCGGCGACGGTGCATGGCACCCAAAAGCCGGTGGAGTGCATGCGGCGTCCGATGCTGAACAACGCAAGCGCCGGCCAGGCGGTCTATGAGCCATTCTCGGGATCCGGGACGACGATCATCGCGGCGCAAAGCTGCGGGCGAGTTTGCCATGCGATGGAGCTCGACCCAGCGTATGTCGATGTGGCCGTGCAGCGCTGGCAGGACTTCGCGGGCAAGCAGGCGATCCGCAGCGACGGGCTGGCCTTCGACGATCTGCCCCCTGCAGAGCCCGAGGGGCGCCCCTGATGGGCAGGCGGGGCCGCAAGCCGGCGCCAAGGGTCTCCGACCATGTCAGCCCGGCCCTCGCCGCCTTGCCGCGCTGCCCGCCCCACCTGAGCCCGGTCGCCCGCAAGGAATGGCGCCGCCTGGCGCCGGTGCTGCATGAGGTCGGCGTGCTGACGGTCGTGGATCGCGCGGCGCTCGCGGCCTACTGCCAATCGTACGCCCGGTGGGTGGAGGCGGAGGAAAAGCTGCGCGAGACGCCGATGCTGCTCAAGACGCCGAGCGGCTATGTGCAGCAATCGCCATGGCTGTCGGTCGCGAACAAGCAGCTGGAGGTCATGGGGCGCTTCATGACAGAACTGGGTATGACCCCGGTCGCGCGCGCACGGCTTGCCTTGAGCGCGGGCGACGCGGCCGAGCATGTCACTCGGATCGAATTGGTGACCGTCTATACCGACACGGACGGCGCCCGCCGCGAGAGCTCCTTCGACACTGCGCAAAAGAGGGTCACGCCCAAAGATAACGTCTCGAAAACAATCACATATGAGATCGATGGCGATCTGTGAGCGTTCCAATTCAGGCCGCGACCGCGTACACATCTGCCAAACCCACGTTACGCAGGTTTGTACATGTCCCACGCCGCCCGAAAGCTCGTCGCCTATGAGCGCGTGTCCACCGCGCGACAGGGAAGGTCCGGCTTGGGACTGGAGGCGCAGCGCAAAGCGATCAACGACCACGCTGCCTCCCGCGGGGCCGAGGTCATCGGCCGGTTCACCGAAGTTGAAAGCGGCAGCAAGGACGCGCGGCCAGA